CTGGCGGGACCGCCGGACTACTATGACCGGTGGTACGCCGAACATCATCCAACCGAATGGGAGGAAGTAAAAACAAAAAGGGCACTGAAAGCGAAGCAATATGAGGGAAGCAATTCACCTCAACAACTCGCCCTGAAAAAAAAGCTGTTCACAGCGAAATGCGCTCAATATCAAAACAGGTAAAAGGGAAAGACAATGCAAACACTAATAAAAATACTAGAAGGAATACAAAACTCAATAAACTTCATAATAGACCTAATAAAACAAAGCTAACTGTTCCCTCAACAACCGCACTTAAAAAGGAAACAACACCATGAGCACCATAGGAATCTTCAATATCTTCGATTCAAAGGCGAACACATACACAGTGCCCTCATACTCAATAAATATAGAAACCGCGCGTCGCGAGTTTCAAACTACAATTAACAAAAAAGGCGCAGGCTATCTCTACGAGTATGCCGAAGACTACACGCTGTTCTACCTGGGCGAGTACGACCAGGACACAGGGACAATGGTTCTAGAACAAGCTCCAAAAAGCGTAATAAACGCTCTACAACTAAAAGACCAATCGGTAGTACCGGATATGGTCGGACAAATGAGAGAGGCCCTTAAAGTACCAGGGACCTCTGCTCAACAATTCATAGAAGATAACTTCATACGTACAGAAAAGGGATCATAATGTACAAATCATCTAAATCAACCGCCGGGCGAGGCATGGCCCGCCAACAACACAGTTTCGCAGTAGCGCAAACTGGAATAAACAGAGAACGGTCGTCAATAGACCGACCGTCTCGAACACTCACCGCTATAGACGGTGCATACATTTACCCCGTCCTAGTGGACGAGGTACTACCCGGCGATACGTTCCAACTACAAATGCAAATTAAAGGCTGGCTAGCCACACCCCTTCTACCCTTTCTGGATAATCTCTATATATCCACCTTTTTCTTCTTCGTCCCTAACCGGCTGGTATGGGACAATTGGAAATATTTCCAAGGAGAAAAAGACAACCCCGGAGACACTACTACCTATAGCGTCCCACAAATAGATATTTTGGGCGGCTTCGATACCGGGGTAAATAAACTCGCGGATTACATGGGAATCCCGACAATCGCAACAACATTCGAGGTTAACGCTATGCCCTTTAGGGGCTATAACTTGATCTATAACGAATTTTTTCGCGATACAAATTTGCAAGACTCGGTAACCGAGGACAAAGGAGATGCAAATTCAACAGAAGCAAATCATGTGCTTCTAAAACGCGGCCGGAGAAAAGATTACCTGACAGGGGCGTTACCATGGCCGCAACGGGGCACAGTAGAACCCGGGATAATTTCCGGGGTCGTCCCCGTACAAACAACGGATACCTCGATTCTCTTTGAAGATGAATCGGGTAACGAATCTACACTTACACACGATACAACGGTAACGCCGAAAATCACTCATACGGGCGTACCAGACACGTTCGACGTAGGCGAGGCTCTAAGATTCGGTTCCGTAACAGGGCTGGAGGCTAACTTGGCAACGGCGACAGCCAATACAATCAATCAATTGCGACTAAGTGTCGCAATACAACACGTGCTTGAGCTAGACGCGAGAGCCGGAACTAGACTGACCGAGCAGATCAAAGCGAGGTTCGGCGTTACATCCGCAGACAGTCGACTCCAACGCCCGGAATACCTGGGCGGCGGTCAAGTAAATGTGTCTATGACACCAGTACCCGGTACAAATCAAGGCCCGGACCCACAGGATGTGGGTCGACTAGGGGCCTACGGAATGGTGAACGGATCAGCCGGAGGCTTCACACACTCGTTCACTGAACACGGGTACATACTCGGTCTCGTTAATCTACGAGCCGACTACACGTACTCCGAGGGAGTTCCGCGCCACTGGATGCGGACGACCAGGTACGATTACTACGAACCGTCGTTCGCCCATTTGGGGGAACAGGCAGTGCTTAATCGTGAAATATTCGTATCGAACGATTCCAACGACGTCGCGACCTGGGGTTTCCAGGAGCGATTCAGTGAATATAAATATGGAAATTCGATGGTAACATCGATACTACGACCGAATGCATTCACAAGCATTGCGCAGTGGCATCTCGGCGAAGAATTCCAAACACTACCAACATTGGGTGCGGCATTCATTGTCGACAACCCACCAATAGACCGAGTTATATCGGTCACATCAGAACCCCACTTCATACTCGATTGCTATTTTAGCAATCGAACAACACGCGTAATGCCGGTATTTAATACACCCGGCTTGACGCGACTCTAATGGCTAATCCACTGGTACAGGCAGGGGCGGCGGCGTTTAAGATCGGCGCGCCCGCTGCAATAGACTTCGGACTTGGTTCTGTAGCATCAAAGACCGCGTGGTCGAGGACCAAGCGGATGATGCAAAAAAGGCACCTGTGGGAGGTGGCCGATCTAAGATCGGCAGGCCTTAATCCGATACTAAGTGCAGGAGCCGCCCCAAGTATGGGCGGCCCGTCAATGCAACAAACACCAGACATAGCGGCGCACGAAGGAGTGCGCCAAAAAAAGAGACAAGACAGAGCAGGTCGTAAGACAATGCGACATCAGCGCGGAGCAATGGACGCGCAAAAAGAAGCGGCACTACAAGCGGCAGGTTTATCTAATGCCGCGGCCGCAAAAACCCGCGAAGAAGCGGGTTTAATAAACACACAACATCGGATCGCCGCACTAGGAGTGGCGCAAGCCGAACTAAATAACGAAGTGGCCCTAAGCGCATCCGGCCGAGCAGCCGCTTATGCGGGTGCCTGGGCAAATACAATTAGCGCTGTATCGGGTGGTGTAGGAGCCGCAGCAATGTGGCGACTTGGCGGCGGAAGAGGCGGAGCCGCACAATCTACCGCCGTCAAAAAACTGAATCTGGGGCAAAGTACGTCGAAGCATCGACTCGGAACGAAAGGTACGAAATCAGAGGCCTGGAAGAGCCAGGACTATAATCCACAGATGAAATAGGAGAAAAACATGAGCATGCTGACAAGCAGACCACCCGAAGGGCCTACAAAGTGGGGCGTATCACGCACCAAACAGTCGGCAACGGACGACACAGACATCAATCTAATCTTTGCCCGGTTTCAAGAGACCGGGCAACTCACACACATCAGCAATGAGCTGATGGTGTACAGGGACGCATCCCTGGACCCAAAAAATCTACACGAAGCTCTTAACATAGTGGCGGAAGCTCACTCTCTGTTTGAAGAGCTGCCGGCGGCAATCAGACACCGCCTGGGGCACGATGTCGGCAATTTCTTGCCGTTCATCGATGACCCCGAAAACCTCGATGAATGCATCGAGCTTGGGCTACTGCCCAAGGAAACAAAAACCGTGCCAAAAGCGCACGAACCTAAGGAGGAACCACCCACGGTGGATCCTCCACCCGCCCCACCACAAGGGGGCGAATAACTACATTCCAGTTCATTACTTGATAGAACTGGAATAACTGACAGGATTCAATATCCTGTCTAAAAACAAGGAGGTGCCAAAATGGCCCGACGTCGGATGAATAAACGGAAATCAAAGAGACTTTTCAAAAGAACGTCCGGTAGTCATCCAAAAAACTCTCGCTCAGGGCTGCCACGGGGTGGTGTCAGGCTGTAATGACCTGCTTCCATCCCCGGTATGGGCACCGGGTCGAGCGCGGTCTAATTAAGTTTAGACCGCCCTGGCCCGGGCAACCCTGGAGAGGACTAATCGCCGTGTCGTGTAATCAATGCTGTGGCTGTAAAGCCGAGCGAAAACGACAATGGGGCGTGCGTGGAATGCACGAACTCCAAATGATTCCTAAAGCGTCGTTTCTGACGCTAACTTATAAAGAGCTGCCAAAGCCCTATGGAAATCTAAATCGGCGAGACTGGCAATTATTTGCCAAACGACTCCGCGCAAATCTCGGTCCCTTCCGATATCTAATGTGCGGAGAATACGGATCTAGAGATGAAACGGAAAGACCGCACTATCATGCCATTATATATGGGCACGATTTTATCTACAAAGACCGTACAAAAACTCGAAGGTTCCATAAGACGAATGAGCAGGGCGATCCGCTCTTCACGTCCCCCGTACTGGAAAAAATATGGACTCTAGGTTTCTCGTTAATCGGAAACGTATCCTTCGACAGCGTGTCCTACGTGGCCGGCTATATCCAAAAGAAGGTAAACGGCCGCGAGAAGAAAAAGCACTATACACGGACAATCGCTGACACCGGAGAAGTGTTCGACCAGGTGCCCGAGTTCGCGAACATGTCGCGTAACTACGGACTCGGACATTCCTGGATCAAAAAATATCACTCGGAGGTATATCCCGCTGACGAGGTACTCGTCAACGGACAACTGGCGGGACCGCCGGACTACTATGACCGGTGGTACGCCGAACATCATCCAACCGAATGGGAGGAAGTAAAAACAAAAAGGGCACTGAAAGCGAAGCAATATGAGGGAAGCAATTCACCTCAACAACTCGCCCTGAAAAAAAAG